GGTAATGCATTGTGATTGAATCCATTGCCACGTTTACATTAGCGTTTGGTATTGGAATTTTACTCACCCAATTAGTGAAGGTAACATACGAAACATCTAGAATTTTGTATGAAAACTTTAGACATATGGGGTGAGTAAATGAATCACTATCTCGCTTTTGTATGGGGTGTGTGCTTCTCTCTCATTGCAGGAGGAGCCTTTGCTCTTATGTGGTCTAACATTCGTGATATTAATAAGATGATGTCTAAACCATCTAAACCACGTCATCCAGAGGCACCTGCCCCTGGTGATGAAGTCATGTATGTTGATCTCTCAAGAGAAAAACTTGAGGACCTTTACAAAAAAGAGGAATGATATATAATGGGCTTAGTAATTCGCCCATTAATGAAAATCTTTCTTGATACAGCAGACACCGATGTAATTGAAAAATATTTCTCAACAGGATTAGTTGATGGTGTCACAACTAATCCCACCCTTATCATGAAGAGTGGTAAAAACCCAGAAGATGTCTATCAGAAGATTAAAGATATTGGGGTACAAGACATAAGTATGGAGGTCATGGGTTCTGACCTTGAGATGTATGATGAAGGCATTCGTCTGTACGAAAAATTTGGCAGTGTTGCTACAATTAAAGTACCCTGCACAAGAGAGGGACTGATCGTCTGTAAACGACTTTCTGAGCAGGGTATTAAGGTCAATGTCACACTCATCTTCTGTGCCGCTCAGGCAGTCTTAGCAGCAAAGGCAGGGGCAACATACGTTTCTCCCTTTGTAGGACGCTTAGACGACCAGTCAGTGGCAGGCCTTGAGGTTGTTCGTTCTATTACAGGATTATATCAAATCCATGGTATTAGAACTCAAGTTCTTTCTGCATCTATTCGTAGTGTCCAACGCGCAGTTCGTTCTTGGTATAATGGTGCTCAAGTGGTAACAATGCCACCCAAGGTCTTTGATCAAATGTACGATCATATTCTCACCGATAAAGGTATGGAAATTTTTGAAAACGATTGGAAAGAGGTACAACAATGACATTTACAGTATATTCAAGAAATGGATGTCCATATTGCGATAAAGTTCAGCAAGTACTAGAGCTCGCTGAAATTAAGCATGTGATATATAAACTTGATAGGGACTTTACACGTAATGAGTTCTACGATAAATTTGGTGGGGGATCAACCTTCCCCAGAGTTGTCAAAGATGATAAACTCATCGGTGGATGCACTGAAACTGTCAAGTATCTAAGAGAACAAAAACTGGTCTAATGGAACAAAACCTCAACGACATCTATGATCTTATTGAACATGCTATTGATAATGCCTTTGGGGGACAAATGAATCTAAAATTTTACAATTATCTTAAGGATAATAAAATCAAAAAACATGAGATAGACACTTTCATTGAGAGTACCACTGCATGGGAAATCAGTGAAATCACCATGGATCTTGATGAATATCTTAAAGGGGGTGCTGATAACGAACACAAACAATTGCGAGAGGGCTATGGACATATTCCAAAACCACAAGCAAGAAAAATAAGAGAATATTTGTATGGCATCTTAGAAGATGCGTGGAGGTATAGTCATGACCGAAGACCTGGACGAAGAAAAAAACAAACTAAATAAATCACAACCCCATATTAATCGTGGGGTAGAGTTGCTTCTACGCAATAGGAGGGCAAAACCAGAACAACCAAAAACTTTTCAGATAAAGTTTGGTAAAATGGTCGCTCTCTTCCGAAGAGAGATTGTATTTCATTTAAACTTTTATCTGGACATCAGAAAGAAATAATCTCTGGAGGACAGAAGATGTTAGCAGTAACCTTGACTATAGGAACATTGGTCTCTATAATGTTCTTTTTTGTAGGAGGTGTGGTAGGATGGTTAGCAAAGGACCATGTATATCAAACCCAACCCGTTTACACACATCCAGAGATGTTTGATGAAAACGGAAATATTTTACCAGACGAAATTTTAGCAGTACGATTTGAAAATAGCTATGACGAACTCGACGAAGAAGACGACAACTAGAAAACCAAGAGCAACAAAACCAAAGGCAAAAACGCTTACGAAGAAAGCACCTGCAAAACCAGTTGAACTTCCTGCCAATCCTTTTGTCTTTGAAATCTTAGAACTTGCTTCTTCACAAAGATCCTCTGCTAAAAAAGTAGAAGTTCTGAAGAAGTATGAGGACAACTCCGTCAAGGCAGTTCTCATTTGGAACTTTGATGACAGTGTTATTTCGGTAGTCCCCGAGGGCGAAGTTCCTTACGGTGATCCAAATGAGCAAAGTGTTTTTGAAGGATCGCTTTCGGAAAACATTATCAATGAAACCAAAGGTGGACTGTCTGCAACTGGACAAGACCTTGATGGTAGAAACAAAACATCTCTCCGCAAAGAGTGGACGACTCTTTACAATTTTGTGAAGGGTGGAAATGATTCTCTCACCAAGACTCGTAGAGAAATGATGTTCATCAACCTCCTTCGCGGTCTTCATCCAAAAGAAGCAGAACTTCTTTGCCTTGTCAAAGATAAGTTGTTACAAACTAAATATAGATTAACAAAAGCAAATGTCCAAGAGGCATATCCTGATATCGATTGGGGAGGTCGCTCATGACATCTGCAATAGAACAAAAGGAAACTGAAGAAATGGCAAGTTTCGGATCAGAAACTAATATAAATCCATCTGACTATAGCTGCCAAATTCTGCAGGAGAAAACTACTCTCGAAGCAGCAAATGATAAGTCCTTACCTAACGATGCCAGACTCGTTTGGTACATCGTGGATGGTGTAGAACATATTGATCTAACTCGCTGCAGAAAAACTGTAGAACTATTTGACATGTACTATGATAAGTATGGGAAAGGTGCTATTCAAAAAATTGAATTTGGATATGGTACAGTAAATCCTAAACTGTGGGGATATAAATCGAAAGATAAAGATAAAAAGAAAAAATGAGTAAGGGATTTGAGAAAAAACTTTTTGATGTAGAAATTGAAATGCCTCATGAGGAAATTCAAAAACTCATCAAAGAGTATAAAAAATTAAAAAAATATCAAAAATCCTCAATGTGTGAGATTGAAAAACTTTCTGGCAAAAAAACAAAAGTTGAAAAACTAGTTGATAAGTTTGACACTGACTCAAAGGAAATAGAATAAATACACTAGCAGGAGTGTTCCGCGTATGCTTTCTACCCAATATAGGTTGCGACTTGAAGCAATCTGCGAAAAGATAGTTCTTGGTGAGGACGTATCTTTAAATGATATGATTTGGGCTAATAAACTAGCAAAAGCAAACGCATCTGCTGCTGAGATTCTAAGAAAAGCAAGAAGGACTGCTGCTAATCCTGATATCCAGGAGGGCGGACTAGATGATTTTATGATACAGATGGGACTGGGGGATCCTGACCCATCTAATCATAAGAAAGGATTCCAAAATACAGATGATATAGCAGAATGGTTTCACCAAGAAAAAACTGATGACTGGAGGCAACGTGATTGAAATTACTCCTCAAACATACATTGATATGAATGAAGAATTTGAGCGTAATGGTGATGGAGTAAGGATTGAAGTTCCTACTCAAGAAGCTATTGATAAATGGAAAAAGTGGAAGGATCCAGACATGCATAAACGGACAGTAGAACCAAAAGATATGGTTCAAGAAATGTGGGATGAGATTGGAGGTAGACCTGATGTCTGAGGATTGGAGAAGTGAGGAATGGCGTGATGAAAACAAACAAGTTACTGTTAAAAATTTAGTGTCTGATTTAGAATCTTTGCTTAACGGCAAAGCAAAATATTACGAATGCAGTGACCTCAAGACACAACATAGAAAAATTGTAATCGAGTATGACCACGAAGTAAAATGCAACCACTAATTTATTCTAACGGCAGTCAAGAGTGTGAGAGGGCAGAGAGTCTTCTGAAAAGTGTTCAGTTCAATGAGACCTTAAACCCAAGAGTTTTTCATCTTGGTAATGATTTTACCGATAAACAATTTCGTGCAGAGTTCGGTAAAGAAGCAGAGTATCCTCAAATTTCTATAGGACTTGATCATCGTGGCAGTCTCAAGGAAACACTGAAATACATGGCTGATAAAGGTATGTTTTTGTAACAGGTTATACAAAAGTGCTTGACTAAATAAGGTATGAGGTCTATAATAGACCTGTCGTTCATCCCACAAGGGACGCAAGTAAGTCGCGGAACGGAGCGTTCATCCCATGATTGATTTATTACTCTACAGTACTCTTTCCTGTGCTGATGCTGATGCTATTATGCTGAGGATTAAAGCACAAGAAGAAATGCCTCAGGCAGTTGTAGTTGAACTGGTTCAGACCGTAAAGGAATCTGTACCAGAATGTAATTATTATTGGGACGCAAACGACTGAAGGAACGGAGTAAAATCCCTACTACTTCAGGAGTAAACTCATGAACACACTCAATCTCATTCGCAAGCAGATTAACAAAGCTGCTGCCCTTCATAACGCACAAATCTCTCATACCTCATATCGTGGTGTTGAGTATGATACTCGTTGTGTAGAGAGTAAGGAAACTCACGGTACATTCTGCTATCGTGGTAAGACTTATACTAAGTGATTGACTTACCAATTAAATATTGTTAGAATGGGAGGGAAACCTCCCATTTTTTTATGGATAAAGAGAAACTAAAACTAATTGTGAGGAACATGAAGTCTCTTGTCGATGCATTAGAATCTGAGGTATACTCTGATATTGATGCATACAAAGCAGAAAACTTTGATGACCCTGCACCTAATTACATAATAGATTACGACGAGGTATTTGAAGACGATGATGATTAATACTGCTAAATTGATTAGCGTAACTCCTGATGCAGAGAAACACATGGCATATTGTGCCCGTGTAAGCAATCCTGCCAACCAAGAAAACGAAAAGTTCTCTGGTCTTCTCAAGTATTGTGTAAAACATCAGCACTGGAGTATCTTTGAGCAGGCATACATGACTCTGGAACTCTACACCACTAGAGGAATTGCGGCCCAAGTGCTTCGTCATAGGAGTTTCACATACCAAGAATTTTCACAACGGTATGCAGATTCTTCTTTGCTTACTAATAAAATCCCTCTACCTCAACTACGTCGTCAAGATGATAAGAATCGTCAAAACTCTATTGATGATCTTGATCCCTTTGAAGTTCAGAACCTGGAACTTCAGATGCAAACTCTTTTTGATTCTTCTATGGCACTCTATCAACAGATGCTGGGACGTGGAGTGGCAAAGGAGTGTGCTCGTTTTGTGCTTCCGCTAGCCGTGCCCACAAAAATCTACATGACGGGCTCAGTAAGATCATGGATCCATTATATCGATTTGCGTTCTGCTAATGGCACACAGAAAGAACATATGGATCTTGCTTTGAGCGCAAAGGCGATTTTTATCGAACAGTTTCCTGCCGTTGCTGAAGCAATGGAATGGATTTAATAAATACAAGAAAAGGATTGAACGTTTATGCCAACGTACCCTGTTATTAACCTAGAAACAAAAGAAAAGAAAACTCTCAGCATGACAATGAAAGAGTATGCTGATTGGAGAGAAGAAAATCCAGGATGGGATAAGGATTGGTCTGAAGGATGTGCAGGACAATCAAGAGAGTTTAGATGGACAGGAGAGGCAAAGTCAAACGGATGGAACGAAGTCTTAGATCGTGCATCCAAACAACCGGGT